ATTTACTTAGCAATCTAGCCTTGGAATCCGGCATTATTCGTCCTCAAGATTACCTTCGAGCGGATTATCAGGCCACTCTTCTTCGTCTTCTTCTACCTCAGCATCTTCGTCTTCGACTTCTAGATCTTCTTCATCTACGTCAAAATCGTCATCTACTTCAGGTTCAGGCTCTTCGCCGTTATAGATTTGGCTAGCAATACCAATCTTCATCTGATCTAAGGCTGCAGCCATTTTTTCACCCATAATATTATTGAAAATATCTGAAGCACTTGTGTAATCCTTATTAGTAGCGGATTGCACTAAATCCTCAATCGGGTTTGTTTGTACTTCTGTTTCTTCAACATCACTCATCGTCTTCTCCTTGTTCTGGCGTTTGTTCGCCTTCACCGTTTATTTGATCCTGCATTTGTTCAATTTGTTCATCGTTAAAATGTAGGACGTTTTTCATTACCCATTCTTTAGAGAAATATTCCCCAACATAATTTTGTACTTGATCTAAAGATTGTAATTTTTCTCTGAAAATCTCTGCATCTTTTAATTCTGTAAAATGATTATCTTTTGCATATTCAATAACAATATCAGATTTCCAGTTATTCCAGTCTTCTTCTGTAATAATACCCTTTAGAATTAATTGCTTCTTCAAAATATTTACAAACAATTGAGAGAATCTACGACGAAGTCTATCTACAAACTTCTGGAACTTCAATTCGTCTCTTGTAATTTCTGATGAACGACCTAATGAAAACTGAGCTTCTTGCTCAAGTCGATTAATTGGCACATTTAATGCACGATACATTTTCTTCTGGAAGTAAATAATGTCATCAATCTGACCTAGGTTTTCACCGCCTGGTAATGTTGAGATCTCTGTACCTCTACCACCTTCACGACGTGGGAGCCAAAAATCTTCAAGCAATGACATATGTTTACGATCATCACGGATCTCACCAGTCTTTGCGTCATAGACAAGTTTATTACGATATCTTGTCATGATATCTTTCATATATTGTTCTGATTTACCTTTTGGTAGGTTACCTACATCAATATAGAAAATACGACGCTCAGGTGCACGAGCAAGACGATAGATGACAAGTGAGTCTTCCATCATTCTTAACTGATTAATTGGCTTTAATGCTTTATGAAGATATGATACAATCTTCTTACGATCTTCATTTAACAGACCAGATGTAACATATGACACAGCATCTTCAGTTAACTTAACACCACCTGATTGTTGTGAACCTGGTTTCTCTTGATAGATGAAATATTCATCTACTTTTTCAATTAACTTTGCACCAGTCTGTTGATCTGTTTTTGTTTTGACTTGTTTTACTTTACGAATCTTTGATGAATCAATAGGACGAATCTCTTTGATTCCCTGTTTTAAATTTGTTTCATCAACTACTAAATGATGATATATTCTACCATCAACATACCATCTACGGAAGATATCGTGACCATAGTCACCGAAATCTAACATACCATAGACGTTATCGAATTCTTCTTTGATTTGTTTCTTAATTGAATCTGAAACATCAATGTTGTCCATATTCAAATCGACAATCATTTCAGCATCTGAGATTGTAACTGCTTCATTCACAATTTCTTCAATTGCTTGGTCAACCTCTGGGTGCATTGCTACACCACGATACTGCATGATTAATTGATAATTATCTTTTGAATCATCACCGTCAATATTTAAGTATTGACCATAATGCATTCCGGATGCGGTAACATACCCCGCACCATCGTCATCACGTGCAGGAACAATCGAGGCTTTTTTCTTCGGATCTTCTGCCTCGGCCTTCTTAATTTCAAAGCCGAATAATTTTAAACTCTTTCCGTTCTCTGCCATTTTTAATTCCTAGTTAGAAAGAGGGACCAGAACCCTGGTCCCTTTTCTTATTATGTATAACTTAAGTAGTGGTGTCAGTATCGAAGTACTGGTACTCGAAAGTCACAGTAAATCTTTCGATTTCATCATTTGCAGCATAGCTTACATCGATAGGCGAAACTTCTGTTGGGAACGCTCCGCGGAATGTATACTTCTTGATTGCTGAACCATCTTTGTCAAGTTGCTCAACAAATAGGTCTGCTTCATAACCGATTGGTGAAGTGATACCTGTATTTGCTGAATGATTGTTCATGCCATTTGACCAACGTTCCATAGCATTACGTACATCAAAGTCAGTGTCATTGATGATTGTAACTGTCCATGGAGCAAACGTACGGTCACCAGCCATTTTTAGCTGACGACCTCTGAATGGAACTACAATTGTTCCAAGCGTTGATCCTGGAAGCTGAGCTGTTTCACACAAGAAACTTGTTAGCTCAGCATCTCCATTAGCATATCCAGGGTAGTTAATCGTCGCCTTAAATAGATTAGGACGAGCGCCACCACCTCTGAGTTTTGATTTAAAGTCATCGACTCCTAAAACTGCCATTTTTTATCTCCTTATACCGTGCCTACGACTTCTTCGAAATCTACACCGGTTCTCACAGCTACGAAGTTCAGAGTTACGTAGTTGATTGAACGTGCAGGCTTGATGAAGATATCAGCTTTAAATTCATTACGGTCAATGACTGCAGCAGTATTGTTTGTCTCATCACACACGACTCGGAAGTCAGTGATTCCACGACGACCTTGTACTTCACGAAGTACAGGCTCGACAATATTAACAAATTCTGCACGAGTGAACTCATCATTGAATTCAAACATAACAGATTCTGCAGCTCTACCGATTGCTCTTTCGAGGACTAGGAATAGACGTCTTACATTGATTCTATCAAATGCAGATGGACGTCCAAGGAATGTCTTATCACCGAAGAGAAGAGCACCTTGTCCTGGAATGTTAGCAATTGGGTTAACCCCTGCTTTATAGAGTGTATCACGCTGTGCTTTAGTTGGGCTATACGCTAGTGAAGTAATACCCAATAGTTGGCCTCTACGTGAACCTGCTGGTGAGAACCATGCAGCTCTATTAAAGTCTGTCGCAGCCATAGCTCCAGCTACACTTGAAGCGGCAGGGACAAAGATATACTTATCGTTATATTTGTCATAGACTTTTAAGAAGTTGTTATCGATAACAGCGTATGAGCTCTTTGTAAACGTATTTGCAGTAGCTACAACATTTGTTACTCTTGTTGCATCTGATGTTACGTCAACAACGTCAGATCTTGCTGGAGAAGCCACAACAACACAATCTTTACGAGTACTTGTTGCTGTTGAAATTAGATCGTTAACTACTGTTGTTTGGTCAGTACGATTACTCATTGAAGGAGCAATCAAGAAATCTACTTCTACTTGATCCTTATCTTCAAATAAGTCATGTCCTGTTGAGAATTCTGAAGTAGTAAGGCTACCTGAATTTACACCAGTTGTTAGGTCAGATGTGATTGCATCAACTCCACCACCAAAGCTATCGCCACTTTCGATTGTAGTACCAGCTGAAGTAAGTGAGTCAGCGAATCCTGCCATCCAAACGTATTCCGATTTATTATTTACTACGTCTTTAGCGAAGTTAGCAGATCCGTCAGCATTTTTTGCGTCTGAGCCAAGTGAAACAAATGGGAATGTTTCGAGTACAGTATTTGGTGTTCCAGTAAATTCTCCATCGTAGTCGACTACTACGATATGCGCTTCATCACGAGCCGCGCCGCGATCAGATGCATATGTACTAGTTCCTGGAGCAGCATCAAAATTACCTTTGTAAGTCCAATCGTCAAATGACGAGTCATTAGCGTCTGCTGGACAAATTGATACTCGTAAACTATTTCCGAGTGCACCAGGCCATTTAGCAACAAACGTATGTCCGTCTGATTCTAAGCCAGCAACCTGAGTGTCCCAATTGTCTTGATTTTTGATAGTAGGCGCAGTTACACCAGTAATACCCGCATTCTTAGCAGCTGAAGTAACTGCACGGACAACTTGTAAAGAACTTGAATAACGCAAAAACTGTGTTGCGCTATGGAAGTCAATGTTGTTGTCAGTTGAAGGAGAAGCGAATGTATCGACTAACTCTTCTTCATTTGAAATCAAGGTTCTGGTTTCTACTGGACCCCACCTAAAATTACCGACGATCGCACCTGTTGTTGATTGCACATTAGGTACGCCACCGGTCAGATCAATCTCCTTTACGACAACCGCAGGAGATTCTGATGGTGTAAAAAGTGCCATTTTATTTTCCTCTATTTAATGATATGAATACATAATACGGTTGAAGTTTCACAATTCACTATTATTTATATATTTATAAATTTGGGTCATGTTCTACTGCCCAAGGATGATCTTTTTCTTCTAGTTGTTGCATATACTGTGAGCCATCATCTATAAACCCAAATGGTACCACATCATCTTCAATCTCTTGCATTTTTTGTTCGAACAACATTTGCTTGAGATTGATATCAGTCATATCACCAAAATATTGTGTAGATGCAAAATAACCAAACATAACGAGGTTCATCATTAAATCATCATGGTTTCCATTAGATGCTTCATATGATTGACCCTTAGCTTCAAATGTAGAAACCTCTAGAATAGTATTCTCATCAACAATTCTTAGCTTATCATTTTCGAGGATATCTTTAATTGCAGAACATCCAAGTCTCTTAACTTTTCGATTCATTTCAATGCCGAGACCAGATGCTTTGATAGAGGAAGTTACATGAAGATTTTCATATTCTAATTCATGATATAATCCATTACAAACAACTGACCCTTGGTCATTTGATTCTACTACAACATATGCATCGTTGTAGACTTTCGCGTACTTATATATAATATTAGGGAAGAGTATGGGCGAGATAGTATTATTGCGATACACCGCAACCTGCTCAAATGGTTGGACCGATATGTCGATCACGTTAAACGTAGAATAGTCTTGACCTCTTCCTTTTGATACATCAACTGTCATAACATATTCGTGTTTTTTAGTTGTCTCTTTATAGACGAGAAGGTCTCCCGCTTGAAGGGTTCGAATAGGGTTATGCGCGCGCAGACCCATAAGCGTTTCGGAGTTGATTAATGTATCACCAGTGCCAAAAAAGGTATTTCCAAATTCTTGGTCGAATTGGAGCTGAGAAGTATTCGAGATAGTCTGATGCTTCCATTTTTCATCTCGGCCAGGAACATCCCACCAGTCCACGCGAAATGGTTTAAATTCATTTGTCCCCTGAACTGCACCTTCCCATATCTTATGAAAAATATTGCCAATACCATTAGCAGTTGACGTCACAATAATCTTCGTTTCTTTACCAGATGATACTACAGGATATGTTGAAGTATAAAACTCGGTCGCACGTTCTACAAATGCAAACTCATCAAGATAAAGTAGGTTAACAGACATACCACGAATCGAAGAACCAGATGTGGCTGCAGCCACAATCCGTGAGTTATTACTAAATTCAATAGAACCTTTATTGAGTGCTTTACATCCTGGTTGTAAGAAGAAAGGAATGTTCTCAAGCATAAGAGTGATTCGACCAAGCATCTCGCGCGCCGTCGCACCTTTATTTGCCATTACCGCTATCGTCTTTTCACCATTGAATAAAGCATACCATAAAAGATAAGCACAAGCAGAGATAGATTTACCGGACTGCCGGCAAGCCAAGACAATATTAAACCGATTATTATCAAAATGGTCGAACATATTCTTCTGATATTCATATAATTTAAATGGCACAAGGCCTCTATCAAGTGCAATTACCTTTACGTATTTTTCACAAAAATATATAGGATCCTTCATGCATCGCGCATACTCCTGCACGAGCCCTGGTTCCCATTGCTGGTTGACGCCATCTCGCTTGACATTTGGATTTCCAAGGTAACTACTATTCGTCTGGAGGAGTGACATCTTTTTCTTCACTTTCAGCTTGTAGCATCCGCTGAAGATCAGCAGTAGATCCTACAAAAATATTATTTTGTTGATGTTCGACTTGTTTGGTTTCTTTGGCAGGTTGTGTAATATCTTTATGTTTTTTATTGAGATCCATTAATTTATCATTAATGTCAGAGATATTCTTTAGCATTCCAGCTAATACTTCGTATGCACGTGGGTGTTCGGACTCACGTGCAACATGAATCATATCTTCTAAACCTTCGCGACCCTTTTCAATGAGATCGTAATACGTCTCACGTGAATAGTCATAATCGCTTTTTACATTATCATCTTTATCTTTCATTATGCACTATCTATAACTGTAGTTGTAAATCCGAAATCAGAATCCGCAAGACCAATTGCATCAGTTGGGTCTGGTACAACTTTAATTGTCTCGAGATATGTGTCTGAATCTTGTAAACCATTATCAATCTGGCTGAGATCGATTTTAGTAGTTCGAACAATACCAGATTCTGAAATAGGTCCATGGAAACTTACTTTCATTTCAAAATCAAGCGCGTAAATAATTGTACGTCTTGATTCCATTTGTCCCTCAAAGTCATCCTGGAATCCTACACCCTGTATAATAATAGGTATATCTTCTTTAAAGTCAGGATAATCAGTAGGGAATGGTTTAACCGTTAATGTATATTGTGGGTTAAAATACGGTAAAATCTGTTCTACAATCTGTAATGCATCATCTTGTGACTTAGCATATACGTTTAACTGAAAATTAATTGTATAAGGAACAGGTGGGAAAAACTTTTTACGCTTCGTGTTTTCAGAAGCAACAGTATTAAATGTACTTGTTTTTGTTAGCTGTCGTGAAGTATCGTATGCAAAGTTTGTAATTTCAAATGACATCCGTGGTAACTTTACTGCAACCTTAGTATCATTATAGAGATCCGGATTCTCACGAATTCTTTCTAAATATTTTTGCTTTGGAGCATATGACAAAGGTACTTTTACTTGGCTAACTGCAGCACCACTTGAATTAGTACGAATTACATATATGTCATTAAACATGCGACCAAACATTGCCACACATTTTCGAATCTTTTCATGGTAGAAATAAGTACCAAACATTAACTATTCTCCGGATCACCAAACGGGTTATTTTCAGTAAAGTCTAAGAAGTCATCGGAGACAGTACTAAAGTTATCATTCTGCTCATTATTCGATATCTTATTATCATCAGCCAATACAGTAGTAACCGTAAAGTCTGAGTCATTAATGCGAATTTCTTTGTTGATAGCAAACTCATGGAACTTACCATCAGATGCACCAACATGAACCAGATGCAGAGTTTGATCAGAATCTGACCATCTAGATACCTCACCGCTAATCGTCAATCCTTCATCAGAATCAAGTGTCATAGTAGCAGTATCACCAATTGTGATATACGGACTTGTATCATCAAGAATCATTCTATAAGTGTATGCATGATCGATTTCGATTGCATCAAGATCTGCAATTCCTGTATCCAGATCTTCATCATTGTATTCGAATAACTGACAACGCATCTTATACGTTGGAAGGTTTGATAGCTGATAGAACGGTTGTTCATGCTCTACATGCATGATCTGGAATAAAGACTTTGACATAGGAAGATAAATCAGATCACCTTCCTTTGGTCTTTCAACTGTAATAGCAGTATTAATCCTTGATACTAATCTTTCCCAACGTCTACGAGAAACAACAAATGTCGCTTCGTCACGAATCTCAACACCGAATCTTGTGAATAAATCCCCTTCGCCTTCAAATCCATCAACATTCTCGATAAACATAGAAACTTTATGAGCAGAGCTAAACTTTGAAGGAATGTCATCTCCAAAAATTGTGTCTTCATTTACAATAGATCTTGGAAGATAATAGACTGACTGCCCATAAATCTCGAGAGCTTCGATAGTGATGTCTTCATACAGATTTTGCTCTGATCTGACACCCTGACTAAAATATGGATTCATTCCCATAACTTGTTATCCCATAAAGAATTCAGGAGGCATTTCATGTTCTAGGCGAATTTTTTCTTGTAGCGTAGTAATCTCCTGAGTTGCATCATCATAAATTTGACGACCATTCAACATAACACCACCTGGGAGTTGCATGCCCTCAAACTTAATTAGATTCTGACCCCATTGTTGTTTAATCAATGCAGTACCGTAATCAAGGAGCCACATGTCTTTATAAATTGATGTATTAGTATCCGGGTCTAATTGAGTATAAATTTCTGCAATGATATAATCATCTGCTTTGATATCTTTGTCAGCAAAGTCACCAAAAATATAAAGACGATTTTCTCTACGTGAAAACTGAACTTGAGGTTGGCCATTTAGTTTAGTATCAAGTAATGATAGGTATTGTTGCATTTGCTCGTAGTATGCAAGATCGCCTGCAAAATGAATCATCGATGCCATATCATTCAGCATCATCTGATATTTGATATCAAAGAAATTACGACCAGAATTAAAGTTAGAAGCAAGTGGAAATACTTTTGATACAAAAAGAATATCATCAGACAAGTCAATGTACTCGTTTGACACGTCACTATCTGATATCTGATGTTTAAGATACGTTCTTACCGTTGCATCTGAGTGATACTCACGATAATACAAAAAAGCTTCATCAACTCTGTCTTGTAGCTGGTCTTCATCCACGTTGATTTCAATCACGGGATCGCCAAGCTTACGAAGACAGTAGTCGATGTATTGTTGTCTGGTCGCAGGAAGTGCCATATCACATAGTCCTAAGATTAAGAATTCTTAGTACTATTTATACGTTTTTATTTATGAAGTAGCTTGATAAGTTCTACCCTGTTCTTGAGTAGGTGCTGTAAAGTTTGCAGTGTACTTTGCCGCACCTTTTAGTATCTGGAAGTTTTCGAGGTAACCGTTGACTTGAGACATTTGGCCTGTACTCCACCACACTCCTATAGCAATTTGCTGAGTTGGTCTTGCAATTGATCCACTAATACCAGTCAACTCGACATCCAATACACCGTTAACAAATAATCTCCATGTTGTTCCAGATCTTGTATAAGCAATATGGTTCCACGCATTCTGATTAATTGTTTCACTTCCAATCCCATTACCACCATTATCAGAATTGATCAAATTCCAACTTGATCCATTTGAACTTGCCCAGATGCCTATTTTCTGATTAGATGACGTTGAACTGTAATCGATTCCAATTGACCAATCATTACCCCATGAACCATGCATCAAAGCTTGTCTAGAAGTTGAAGTCGGATACCACCAAAATTCAATGGTAAAATCTTTATCATAAAAATCATTTGCACCCGCTAATATGTAATCTCCAGACCCATCAAAGTACATCGCAGTATCAGCAAACTTAGTCTGCGTCGTTGATGTTGATGTACCACCAAATAATGTCAGCGCGTTATTGCCCGCCTTATCAAAGATACCTGCATTGTCCATTGGGAGATACAGGTCTGCATTTGTATTGCCAACTGGTGATGTTGGTGGGGTAAATGCTGAAGTATATATTTTATTACCATTACAAATTCTTAAGTCGGAGATATATCCGTCGAATGCATGATCCGCGGCACCATAATTCATAAATTTACCAATATATTCGCCATAACCATTAGAAGAATAAAAAGCACCAAGATTTTGTGTACCGGCTGAAGTGCCATTGACGTAATATGTTAATGTATTAGTAGAACCATCATTTACTAATGCGATATGATACCAAGTACCCGTTTTAAAATCATAGGATACATCTTTTGTAGTATCACCGGACGATGCACCATTTGTGGAATAATAAAATCTTAATTTAGCATCTTGTACACCAACTGCCCATTGTCTAGATGTTAATATTCCTTTTCCTATAATATAGGATTGAGCTGTGAATGTATCAGCATAACACCAAAACTCAATAGTCCAATCTTCATCGTATACTAATACCTTTGAAGTATGTGGAGCAACATAAGCATTATCAGTGCCATTCGTTACATTATAATATGACCCCTTATTCTCACCAACATCATATTCCGATCCTTGGCCAAATGGGTTGTAGGCAGAGATCTCAGGATTGCCATTTGCTGTTAATGAGTGACCAGAACTACTATTATCAACAAATCTATTGGATTGACATGTTAATAATTTTGTATTTGTAACTGCTGTTAATTTTTCTGTCGGGACTGTGAAGTCTGCAGTGTAGACTGCTGTGCCTTTGACTATTCTGACGTTTGACATATAGCCATACATTTCTTCACCAGTTGCTCCAATAGTATCTCCTATACCAAATGCTTCTGCAGAGTAGTTTGCTGATGAAGAATATGCAGAACCGATTGCAGTACCGTCTAAGTATGCTTGAATAGAACCATTTGATCTTACAAATGCAAAGTGATACCATGTATTTGTTGAAAGTTGGTTAGTAACTTCTATTTTTCTGCTGGCACTACTAACCTGATCATACCATACAACATCACCAGATGCATCAGTTCCAATATTAAATCCTGTAGAACCTCTTGTACTACTTACCCAACTTATATAATCTACTAGACTAGTTTGATATACCCAACCTTCTATAGTAAAATCACCGCTGCCTAATCCATCTGTGATGGTAGTAGTAATATAATCCCCAGTCCCATCAAACTCTACACTCCAATTATCCAGATACGGATGGAATGCTGTTTGAGTTGGAGTACCAGATGTTGTGACAGTAGAAGCATTAGTAGAACGATCAATGAATGTACTGTTATCTAGTCCATCAGAATCAGATGTACCAATACTTAGTACAACCTCATCCCAATATTCAGATACAAATTGTAATGTAAACGTCTGTAAAGCTGACGATACTACATTAATTCCATCAGTAGCTTGAAATGTTAATGTACCAGATGTTGCATCACCAGCAGAATCTTCACTAAATGGTGTGATTGTGAATACACTTGAATCCTGGCTCAACGTAGCAATGCTATCAAAACCAGTACCTTTAATTACACTATAAGTAATTGGATCCCCATCAGAATCTGCAGCCGTAATAGTAATAACTGTTTGTGTAGATCCATCGATTGCTAATGCGAACGGTGTTGTACCACCATCAGAATCTGTAATACTTGAAATATTTGGTGCTGTATTAATTAGTGCAATATTATACCAGCCAACAGAATCCCAAATATATAATCTATTATTTGATTGCACATAAGCCTGATTACCATTATCATTACCAGCATATGGTAATAAGCCAATTGAATCATATACGGTCACACCTGGTGTTGTAGCAAGTGCACTTGTAGGCAACTTACCAAAAGTGTTTACTGATGATGCAAATTCGCTTAGAAATGAATTCTTACTCTGTGCCATATATTATCCGTACCAAAGTTGAGTTGGGCCTGTGTCCGCTGGTGTTTCTTCACTTGCAGCAGCAGTAGTAGTAATCTTAGACGAAAATATATCTCTTCTATAAACTGATGTTACAATATTGATTGTTTCGTCAGACACATCTGTGCCATTTAATTTAACAGAATGCGTTTTGTTTGTGTTTGGATTGTAGTGATTCCATTTACCATCTCTTGCAACTGCATGCTCAACAAGCTTTCCATCCTTAGTAGTAGATGATATTACCATTGACGTAAGGTGTGTTTCCTCAGTCATGTCTGAGTCTTTTATCGAGTGAATGATAAAATTAGGCTCGGAAGGCGAAAGACGGTTATCATTAAGGTTTATTTGATGATAAGCGTTTGCCAAGCTATAATGTTTATTATTCCGAAACTGACTCACTGTGATTGAATCTCCACAACCTTAACCTCAATATGACCGTCGTCATTAATTGTCAATGTTTCAGTGACTGATTCAGATTTTGACGTGGTCACAGTTTTAGTCTTTGCGCTATTATCAAATACTGCAGGACCAATAACCTGTAGAGTCAGATCTGTTTCTACATTCGAATCAGTTGCATCTTGTGCTGAAATACTTAACGTATTAGTAATATCTGATCCAGCATATGTAACGTAATCAGAATCTGTTGTAACAGAAACGTTATACACTAAATCTTCTGCCCAAATTTGTATAGGATGAGGAGCATGCCAATCAACTACATTTGATCCTTGAGCAAAGTCTTTTTCAATTTCAACTGTTAATACTTTTCCGCTTGGCATCCACATCACTTGATTAAAAACAGTATAATCATCATGCCAAACTTCTGACATTGTTTCGGCAGAAGTATCAAACTTGACGACATGAGTCGAGTGTTTTGTAAATACCATCATAATAGTATGTTCAGTATTCAATGGTGCAATACACCACGGCGTAGCATCATAGTCATTAACTAATTTTGAAGATGTTGTTAAAATGTCGTTCCATTTTCCGTATGTTCCGGAACCAGTTACTGCAGTCAATGTTGCCGCGTCACTCGCTGAAATTTTTAGAAACATGTACGGTCTATCGTGAGAAGTATTATATGCTCCGTTATTTTGTATGAATAAAAACAGATATTTTTGAGAATTTATTGCTTGAGATGCACTAACAATTCTAGTCTCGCACAAATACTCTGGTCCAAGAAAACTTGAATTAACTTGGGCGAGATCATCATCGGCGTTATTAACTGATGGCACCGAGTGCGTCGCAGTAGTGCGAGTAATAGTAGCAGCATCAATATCCATTTCAATAAGGTGCACTCTGTTATAGAGCGGCCAATCAAATGTCGCCGTACCAAATTGATAATAATAACATATTTTTTTACTTGTGGTTGATTCACCCGATTCTTGATGATATACTACATTTGATGGAACAGAAAACGGATATCTTACTTGTTGAGAATTACCTATACTGGTATATTCTTCTGTAATAGTATTAGAAGAATTATCATATCTTATAAGATCTACATTATTGTTACTACCGGCATTAGCAGTACCTTCATGCGCAAGGAAGAAATGATCACCATTATTACATTTTGTCAAATGATGAATGTATGATGTAGTACTAGCAGTATTAATGCCATATAACTCGGTTTTAGTAATTGTACGCAAGCTTGCTTCTGTTGTATAATTAATTACAACTAATTGCTGATTGTGCTGAGTTGAGCTACTATGCAAGTGTCTATATAACATACCAGAACTTGTATCAGGATCAATGATATTAAATCCGTATTCGGCACCTTGAGCCCTATATGTACCATTCATATAGCACATTTTTCCATCAGATCCATCGTAATGAGCCCTTGCGCCGTTTGCCGCCGTATATGGCCACATTCCAAGATACTCATCAATTGTTTCGTTATAGTGCCAAACTTTTAACGGATGATCAAGCCAATCTCTATGCCACAGTGCAGTATTAGAATTTGTAGTATGTTGCATCATAATAGCTGTGTCAGTAGAATAATTTACATAATCAGATTTTATAGCTCTATGTACCATTGGATAATTTGGTGCAATTATTCCAGAATATTGCGCTGCGCCATTATCATTATGCCAAATACCGAATTGGTAAGCATCATCATCATCTACAACTGTCCAACCTTTAGTCGCATTAACACCGGTATTTCCTGTCCAATTCATGACTCGCGAACCAATTTTTGGAGTAAAAGTATCGATGTCGAATAAAATACCATTAATTACAATATCTTTTGGATACTTTACATCTTGCCAAACAGACGGAAAGGCAACGCTAGCTCCAGCTCCATGTGCAATATAAGCCATTATGATACCTCTATAGTTAAGTTATCAGAATCAATAGTAGAATATATGCCTTTAGTTGATAAATGATCGTTCCAAAAAGCTAGTGCATCACTACTATCAATCCAGTTTCTTTTATCTGAATCGGCCGTGCCTGGTCTAAAAGGCTGTTTCAATATAAGAGCATCTGAATGATCACTATCGTTCAGTACAAGCTCTAATGTGTTATTTACAAATCTTAATGTATACATTTATTACTCTTCCACATATGTTATAATCACATTGAGATCTGAACCAGCAGTTGTTGATCCGATCTGTGTAATATCTACAGTAAGATAGTCACTCTGACTTACGGATAAGGATAACCCAGTATTTGTATCAGAGTCACTACCTGCTGCAATTGTTAGTGTATCAATTGCTGAACCATTTTTATTCAGTGTTGTTATCAATGAACTACCGACTGGAGCAGTTCCGACAATAGCCTTTACTGTAGATATATTTATATTCCTTGGAGAAACCCATCTAGCAGTACCAGTGGTTACTTCCAATGTGCCAATCTGATTTAGCTGTAAGTATTTATTATCGTCGACTCTTGCTTGTACATATGCGCTATCAACAATTCCTAAGACTTCTGCAGAATCTAATCCACCGCCACCAGATGTCTGTCTCGCTTGAACATAAGCAGAGTCAATTAAGTTAGTAATATCAGTAGAATCAAGTACTGTTGGTGCACCGGTTAACGAACTATATGCAAAATCCTGATCTGTTTGTCTTGCCTGAACATATGCACTATCAACTGTACTTTCAACAATCGTGACAGCTGTTGCCGAATCGACGCCATCAGCTGATCCGGTAAATGATACAATGCTAATATTATCACTTGCGTTTGCATCATTAGTAAGAGTAATGCTAGTACCATTCGATGCAGTATAGTCATCACTATCAACAAGTAAAATGCCGTTTCTGTATACTTGTACGTTACCAACGGCATATTGTAGAGTAATACCTTTATCATCAGCGCCGCTAAATACAGTATCACCTGAGTCTGCAGTATACACAAAGTTATTTGTAACAACACTTCCACCTGCAATGCTCTTAATAATTGTAACTTCGTCATCGGCTAACAATGCTTCATCAAGAACAACACTTGTTCCATTTGTTGCGGTGTAATCTGTACTTCTTAATAATACACCATTTAGGTAAACCGCAATTGAACCAGTTGTATATGATAACGTATTACCATCGCTGTCTGCACCAGAGAATGTAGTGTCACCTGAATCCGCAGTATAGTAGTAAGCGTAGATTCCTCTAACAGATCTATCTTCTAGAAGAGTTAATGCAGCTGCAGAATCTAATCCTCCGGATCCAACTGATGACTGACGTGCTTGAACATAAGCAGAGTCAACTAAATTAGTGACAGCAGAAGAATCTAATCCTCCTGATCCAACATTAGATTGGCGTGCTTGAATATAAGCACTATCAATTAATCCAAGTGTATCTGTTGAATCGTAAGTGGTATAACCATAACTTGTAATTAATGCTGTTGCATTAGTAGAATCAAAAGTACTATAGCCATAGCTAGTGATTAATGTTGTAGCCTCAGAAGAATCTAAGAACGTAGCATTGTCAATAATTACAATATCACCAACCATACCAGAATGAACAGTACATTGATATACTAATGTATTTGGAGCATTCATATCTGGTGTAAAGATTAAGTTACCAGACTGCACACCATTATTCGTTACACCAGTATTGTATGCAGATCCACCGTCAGATAATCTAATTTGGAATGGATGACCCGAAGCACTAACAGAAAACTTATAAGTTAATCCGCGCTGTAAATATAATGTCGGATTGTCACGTCCTGATGTAAATCCGTCACCAGTAAATGTATAAGCTGATGCACCATTACTAACAACATTAAATATTGCTTCAGCTGGACGTCTTGTTTCGATGAAATCACTATCGATAAGCCCAGTTATAAATGCCGAGTCTCTTTGCTGATCGTTAGCTGTAATCAGAGATATAACATTAGCCGAATCTAATACAGTCGGTGCACCAGTCAATGAGCTATATGCAAAATCTTGGGCTGTTTGCCGTGCCTGAACATAAGCACTATCAATTAAATTAATAGTTTCAATTGAATCAAGCAATAACTCTAATGCAACACTCGAGTCAATTGCATTAGCTGTAATTAATGTAATTGCAGCCGCTGAGTCAAAAGTGGTGTATCCAAAGTCTGTGACAATATTAGAAACATTTGTTGAGTCTAGAACATTTGGAGCTCCAGTTAAACTAGAGTATGCAAAGTCTTGTGCTGTCTCTCTATCCGTAATGTACGCAGAATCGATAATTCCAGTTACAAATGAAGAGTCTCTCTGTTGGTCGTTTGCAGTTATTAGAGATATGACATTAGCAGAATCTAAAACTGTTGGTGTTCCAGTTAGCGAACTATATGCAAAGTCTTGAGCTGTTTCTCTAGCTTGTACATATGCACTATCAATGATATTTGTTACATCACCAGAATCAAGTACTGTTGGAGTACCAGTTAAAGAACTATATGCAAAATCTTGGGCCGTTTGTCTAGCTTGAACATAAGCTGAATCGATGAGGTTAATAGTTTCGATCGAATCAAGTAGTAACTCTAAAGCGACACTTGAGTCAATAGCATTTGCAGTAATTAAAGTAATTGCGGCAGTTGAATCAAATGTAGTGTAACCAAATCCAGTTACAATGTTGGAAACATTTGTTGAGTCTAAAACATTTGGAGCTCCAGTTAAGCTTGAGTAAGCAAAATCTTGGGCAGTCTGTCTAGCTTGTACGTAAGCTGAGTCAGCCGTACTTTCAACAATTGTGACAACAGTTGCTGAGTCAGTTCCAGCAGATGATCTGGCAGAAATGTAAGCGCTATCGATTAAATCAATCGTCGCTGTTGAATCAATACCACCGGCTGTAATATTATATACTGTGACTTCATCACCAGAGTCAGCACCATCTACTAACGTAACCGTAGTTGTTCCAGTTGTTGTATAATCAGCTTCTCTTAATATAATACCGTTAACAGCAACTAGTATATTCAAAGAGCTAAAGCTAAGTGTGTTACCATTTACATCAGAACCAGTAAATGAAGTCTGACCAGAATCAGCACTATACTCAAATCTTCTTACACCACGATATGTGGCGGCTGGAATCAAATCAGCAATTGTATCAGAATCAGCAGCACTGACATTTGTTTTTAGAATCGTAATTTCATCGCCAGAATCAACTGCTTCACCTAAAACTACCGAAGTTCCGTTATTAGCGGTATAATCAATATCCCGTAATAATAGACCATTCAGATAAACCGCAATTGATCCTTCAGAATATGCTAATGTTGTTCCATTGTCATCAGCACCAGAGAATGTAGTATCACCAGAATCTGCTGTATAGTAATACGCAAATAAGCCTCTGGCTGAACCTTCAGGAACTAAGTTAAGAACGGCAGCTGAATCTAATCCGCCGCCACCGCCAGACGTTTGTCTTGCTTGAACATAAGCCGAATCAACCAAGTTAGTAACTGCTGCTGAGTCTAATCCACCAGAACCGACAGTCGATTGCCTTGCTTGAACATAAGCAGAGTCAACTAGCGATTCTACATCAGAATTACCATATGTGCTAATATCTGAATTATTGGCTAATTGTACCCAGCTACCAGCATGTGCAAAATAACCTGCGCCAGTAGCATGAACATGAGCAAACATCCCATGATATGTAGATGCACTTGGTAACGCTCCAACTGAATCGTATACGTTACCAAACAATACCTTATTACCAGCCATATCAAGGTCTGAACCTGTGATATGATTAGTAACATCAGTAGAGTCTAGAACATTTGGTGCACCAGTTAAAGAACTATATGCGAAGTCCTGTGCCGTTTGTCTTGCCTGAACGTACGCCGAATCAATAAGATTAATAGTTTCAATTGAATCAAGCAGCAACTCGAGTGCAACAGAAGAATCGATTGCGTTAGCCGTAATTAATGCAATTGCTGCAGTTGAATCGAATGTAGTGTAACCAAATCCAGTTACAATATTAGAAACGTTTGTTGAGTCAAGTACGTTAGGTGCACCGGTCAATGAACTATAAGCAAAATCCTGAGCTGTTTCTCTAGCGGTGATATATGCCGAATCGATAATACCAGTTACAAACGCGGAGTCTCTTTGTTGATCATTAGCCGTAATTAAAGATACTACATTAGCCGAGTCAAGTACGTTAGGCGCGCCGGTTAAGCTTGAATATGCAAAGTCTTGAGCAGTCTGTCTTGCCTGTACATAGGCACTATCAATAAGATTAATAGTTTCAATTGAGTCAAGTAGAAGTTCTAATGCAACGCTTGAGTCGATAGCATTTGATGTAATTAAAGCAATTGCAGCCGTTGAGTCAAAAGTTGTATATCCAAAGTCTGTAACAATATTAGAGACGTTTGTTGAATCAAGTACATTAGGTACACCAGTTAAAGAACTATATGCAAAGTCCTGAGCAGTTTGCCTTGCTTGTACATAAGCTGAATCAACTGTGCTTTCAACAATCGTGACAACAGTTGCTGAGTCAGTTCCAGCTGAAGTTCTAGCATTAATGTAAGCAGAGTCAACAACATTTTCAATTCTAGCGGAATCGCCACCGATCGAGTTAATTACTAAAGCGTCACCTGAATCTGCTGCCAATGTTAATACAACAGATGATCCACTAGTAGCAGTATAGTCCAGACCATTTGAAAGCAAAATACCGTTTAAGTAGACTTGTACGGCACCTTCGACATATGATGCGTTGAACGTAGTCTGGCCAGAATCAGCAATAATGGTAGTTTCATTAACTGATACTCTTCCGACAGAATTTGCTCGAGCAAGAACGTATGCGCTATCAACAGTATCAGTAACAAGGGTTATAACCGTTGCAGAATCAGTACCTGAAGATGCGGTTACACGAGCATTAATATATGCAGAATCAATTAATCCGGTTACAAATGCCGAGTCTTTTGTCGTATCATTTGCTTGAGCAATTAAAGCAACATCAGCAGAGTCTAAAACATTTGGCGCGCCAGTTAAAGAACTATATGCAAAGTCCTGCGTAGTCTGTCTAGCCTGAACATAGGCACTATCAATTAAATTAATAGTTTCAATTGAGTCAAGTAACAACTCTAACGCGACACTCGAGTCAATAGCATTTGCTGTAATCAGGGCAATCGCAGCTGTTGAGTCAAAAGTAGTATATCCAAAGTCTGTAACAATACTAGAAACGTTGGCAGAATCAAGTACGTTAGGTGCACCGGTCAATGAACTATAAGCAAAGTCCTGTGCAGTCTGACGTGCTTGGACATATGAGCTGTCAACAAAATTAGAAACAGTCGTAGAATCATATAAAGTAACACTATCACCATTAACAATGATAGCACCTTCAAATGTAGCATCCTTAGTTTCTTTATCTAAAGTAAGTACAGTGCCTGAAGAACCGTTAGTAGCAAATACAAGATCATTATTGGAGAATATCCTAAAATTCGAAGTACTTGGAATCCTATCAAAAGCACCAATATTGGTCAGTCTTAGACCAGAACCAGCTGAATCAATTCTCAGTGTATCATTGATAATAAAACTATTACCAGATGCAGCAGCTGTTACGGTTTGATCAAATGTGACAGGTGTATTTGTAAATGCTGAATCAATTAAAGCATCGACATTGGCAGAATCTAATACAGTAGGTGCACCAGTTAAAGAACTATACGCAAAGTCCTGAGCTGTTTGCCTAGCTTGAACATAAGATGAATCAATAATTCCAGTAACACCAGATGAATCTAAACCGGAGCTTTGATTGATAAACTGTAACGTTCCGCTACCGTTTGTTCCAAGAACCTGATTTGCGTCACCATCTGCAACCGGGAAAGTAAACTCACCGAGCCGAACATTATTGCCGATAACCGCATGAGTTCTCGTCATATCACGAGCAGTAAACCCTGCATCAACCGTTGTTTGTTCACTATTCTGTACAGAATTAACTACAACATTATTGAGTAAAGTGTTTGATCTTGGAATAACTTCAAAATCTACTGTAACAGTACCATAAATTGTAGCAAGTGTCTTAAATGCAAATATGAATCCAGCTGTAGTAGTTTCTTTAGTCCATAATTGAGGATCGATATATCTAGTGTTATTATATTCTTCATTATACGTAACTGACCAAGTTAAGTCAGGAAGAGTTACCGATCGGAGACCAGCATTGAAATAAACCGTGTGAATATCAGCAGCATTTTGTGCTGTAATACGACCAACAACTTGATAATTTTCTGAATTAGCACTTGGTGTAATAGTTGCAACTTTTTGATATTCACCATTTGTGAAATATGTACCATTAGCTGCACCAGTATACATTTGATTAAATTTCATAATATTAGAATTATTAAATCTAATCTCAGTAAAGTATGGTGAACTATCACCTGTTCCAAATACAGGACTGTTTAGTGTAGGATTATTAAGAACTGCTGAGTCAAGGGTTGACGTAATACTGGTAATATCAGCAGAGTCTAAAACATTCGGTGCACCAGTTAAACTTGAATAAGCAAAATCTTGGGGCGTTTGTCTTGCTTGTACATAAGCTGAATCGACAATTCCAGTAACACCAGCTGAGTCTAAACCACCACTTTGATCAACAAATGTAAGTGTTCCACTACCATCTGTTTGTAGTACTTGATTTGCACTGCCATCTGCAGTTGGGAATGTATATGCTTGATTAAATGTAATAGCGCCGCTGTTAGCTCCATCAATCGCAAATTGATGTTGAGCAGCGTCAATTGAACCACCGTCTTCACTTACTGCAAGAGTTAATTTAAATCTATCTGCATTAGTTCCATCGGCGTCGATAGCCAATTGACCAACAGTTACATAAGCTGAACCATTATATCGCTCGTGATTTTGTCTGTAAATAAAGTCACCAGCAGAGTTTTTAGAAGGAGTTGCTGCTGTACCGCGAGACTTTCGAGTTCTAATATCAGGAGCATCACTGCCGTCGTGATGTTGCTCCATTCGAATTTGAGCAGTTTGAGCTGCTTCACCTGTCATATGAAGAGTTACTTCAGGTGATGTTTGGTTAATACCAACTCTATTAGTAGTAGCATCAATTGTTAAAATATCGGTTGTTGTAAAATCATTGCCAGTTGAATCAACAACCATGATTTCATTTGTAACGCCAGCTCTATCTGCAAATGCTTGATTAATTAGAGTTGATGTTTGCCCCGAATCAACTGTAGTTGGAATGCCAGTTAGTGAGCTATAAGCAAAATCTTGTCTAGCTTGAACATAAGCTGAATCGACAATATCTGTAACGTCATCTGAATCAAGTACGCTTGGAATAGAAGCAGGAGTAAAGGTAAATACTCCTGTAGAGGTATTATAATTAAGTGAACCACCACCGGATGCAACACCAGCTGTTGTGACACTTAGATCCGTCAGTTCTGCAAAATCTGTTTGACGTGCCTGTACATAGGCACTATCAATTAAGTTAATAGTTTCAATTGAGTCAAGTAAAAGTTCTAATGCAACACTTGAGTCAATTGCGTTCGCAGTAATTAAAGCAATTGCGGCAGCTGAATCAAATGTAGTGTAACCAAAATCAGTTACGATATTAGAGACGTTTGTTGAATCAAGTACATTTGGCGCGCCAGTTAAAGAACTATATGCAAAATCTTGAGCAGTCTGTCTTGCTTGAACATAAGATGAATCGACTAAATTAGTAGCATTGGTAGAATCAAATGTACTATATCCAAAAGCTGCTAATTCAGTGTCTGTAACATAAGCTTGAAGTTTAGATGCAAGATAAGCAGAGTCAACGATTTGCTCAACGCCAGCCGAATCAACTGTTGCGATAACACCAAGAGTAGTAAGTATGCCTGCGCTATCTAATTGACCAATACTAATTGTTTGGGTTTGCGGATCTGCAGATAATCCAAGATTATCAATATAGACTGTACCGCCTGATAAGAATATATCTTTGAATTTCTTATCTTCACTACCAATACTATATGTACTATCAGTACTAGGTAGAATATGACCGGATACAAGGAGCGTACCATTACTTTCTCTTAAAGTACCAAGTTGTGATTGTACGTGGCTACTATCAATTAAATTTAGAACAGCTGTAGAATCTAATCCTGCGTCACCAGCACGAGCAAGAACATATGCGGAATCAACAACACTTTCAACTTCTTGACGTATTAAAGCAGAATCAGTTCCACCAGCTACAACATTAAAAATAGTGATTTCATCACCAGAATCTGCTGCAGTATTTAGTGTAACGCTTGTACCGTTTGTTGCGGTATAGTCAGTTTCTCTAAGAACAATACCATTGACGACAACCATAACACTTGAAGATGTATATACAAGTGAGTTACCGTTGTCATCTGCGCCACTGAATGTAGCATCGCCTGAATCGGCAGTATACGAGTAAGATCTTAAACCACGGAATGTTCCATCACCCACAAGAGCAATAACGTCAGCTGAATCTAATCCTGCGTCACCAGCTCGAGCAAGAACATATGCGGAATCAATAAGGCCTATAGTAGCTGCTGAGTCAATTCCAACTGCACTAGCTGAAATAGATTTAACTTCGTCAGATGAATTCTTAAAGTAGATAATTCCATCTGCGTAGTTAATAGCGATTTCACCATATGAAAGATCGCCAGCCGAGGGTATCCGTCCGGGAACACTCGACTTTTTTAGTTTAATCTCAGTTGCCATGTATACGCCTTAAAAAAGGAAATTTATTTAAAGTCGGACGATTAAAAAACCATCCGACTGTATTTATTTATTAGTAAAAACCACCATCAACTGCATTGATTGCAACATCACCGGAAGTAAGGGTGAATTGTCTTGTTCCCTCACCAGCTGAATCAGCATATGTACCAAACGATGCAACACCCTTAGATGATACTGTTGCATTACGACCGACGATCAGGATCTGACCAGCAGAAGCAGTTGTTTGAATACCTTGTGAGAAATCACCATGAATATTTAACGTTCCGCCAAGCGTACGAGTCGTTGTACCACTTGATCCACTGTTATCATCACCAGCCGAGAACGTAATGTCTGCAGCACTGATAACACCACTTGATGCTGAGAAGTTGGTCGAATTAAAGGTTGCAATGCCCTTAGTTGTACCGTCGGCAGCTGCGTCTGTACCAGCAATCGTAATAATGCCTGCACCTTCAGTAACACTAATACCAGTGCCACTCTGAAGGATGTCACCCATGTCAGAGTCGACGCGCGCGGTAGTGTAATAAAGGTTAGTAGAACCTTCACTTAGATCATCAGTTGACTTTGCAGTGAAGTCCGAATCAAATCCTTGATAACTACCAGTGATACCGTCAGCGGTTAATGAACCAACAACAAGATTCGCATTTGAGTAGCCAGTACCAGAAATATCAACCTGATTATTACTGTCTAAATCACTTTGTACTAAGCCAGTAAAGAACTTAAATGTGTTATCTGTAGCATCCCTAAAAATACCAGCTTGTTCAATTCTAGAATTATCAGAGCTATAGTATTGACCAACAAAACCAATATCAACTGTATCTGTTGTAGTATTGGAGTCAGCAAGTCGCATCAACGGGTCTACTGTTGTAACAGTAATTGAATTAACAGTAGTTGTTGTACCGTTAATTGTCAGATTACCATCAACAACTGTATTACCAGTAACCTTTAACCCACTAAATGTTACAGAATCGCTGGTTCCAACAGCTTG